TCTTTGTTATATCTATTAAAGAACTCAACTGCTTTCTGTTGCTCTGGGAGTAACTTGCTACCAGCCTTGATCTCTTCATAGTATTTAGACTTTAGCCCGTCTAAGTGGCTTTTAGCACTTGCAACCTGCTCTTTTAGTGCTAATTTTTTTCTTCTAACATCTCTCTCGTCGTCGACTTCTTCGTCGAATGAAAAATTATCTTCCATTAAGAAGTTTATTTCTTCTTCTTCTAAGTGAGGTTTAGTTTGTTTGTAATATTCTTTTAATAAAGCTTTGTCATTATAATTACTAAAATCTTGATTTAGCTTTACATAATCTTCTAAGCTTCCACCAGTTTCTTCCATAAAGTCTACGACTTTTTGTATGTTTTCTGGTAAAGGTTCACCTGTTTGCTGGGCTTCAGCTATAGCTTCTTCAACTTCTTCTTGTACTTCTTCAGCTTGCTCAATAACTTCTTCTTCAGTTATTTCTTCAACAATAGGTGTTTCTTGTTCCTGATTTTCAACTTGTTTTTCAACGTTTTCTAGTTGATCATCGGTTTTAACTTCTTCTTCAGCTGGTTTAGCTGATAAGTCAAGTTTAATTGTACCATCTTCTAAAACTTCAGATTTTGGTACATCACTAGCTTGTTCTTCTGGAACAGCCTCAGCTTGAACCTTTTGATTCTGCTCTACAGCTTCTTCTTGAAGTTCTTCTTGTTTTTGTTCTTCTGCCATAATATGATATTATAAAATTAATAAATAATTACCTAGGTCCAAATGAACCTAAGTCAATGCCTCCACTCATACTATCATTACCTGAAGACTCAAAGTTTTTAGGCGCTTTGCCATTATTTCTTTGGTCCATTAATTCAGATTGTTGAGTAGCCTGCATTTTTGTTCTTTGATCTTTACGATCTTCTTTGTAAGCTTCTTTGTTTTTAGCGCCTTCTACCTCTAAGCTTTTTAGTTGCATGTTAAGTTGAAACTCATAATTCATAAGTTCTTTTTTATGCATTACCTCTTTAGCCATTTTAGAATCTTCTAATTGTGCTTGTATTTGCTCTAACTGTATTTTTTGTTCAGTTATAGCTTGATTTTTCTGTATTTCAGCCTGTGCAGCAACTTGTTGCGCTTGAGCGTTAGCTTGAGCTTGTGCTTGTATGTTTTGCTGCTGCATCATCTGATCTTTTTCAATTTTCTTTTTTCTACGTATTTTTAGCAATTGATTTGCTAGTTTAACGTTTTTAATTTCTCTTAGATCAATAGCATCTTCAAGTTCTATGCCTCCTCCACTAAGAGCCATCTGTATATTGTTTTCAAGCATTTGTTTTTGCTCCTCATCAGGAGATAACTCTATTGTTATACCAAAATCACATAAATGTAGGTTTTGCATTTCTGCTAAAGTAGCTACATTATGTATACCTATTTTTTGTATAAAAGCATCTTTTGTTGGAGAGTACTCTAATATATCAGAAACTCTTAATGAAACAGCTTCTGCAACTTCCGATGTTAAGAATAAACCAGATTGTAATATATGTCTTGTTGCTGTGTTACTATTAGCTGCTGCTATTTTTTGAACACCAACTAAAGCATCTTTTGAAGGAGTAGAAGCGTCTGATGCTTCGTTTAACCCGGTTACGTCGCGGATCATTTGCAAATAATAGTTATATGTACCAATCAAACTTTGCATTTTACCACCAGCATTACCATTTTGTATTTCTTGTATTGGAACTTTACCTGGGTTCATGTCACCTTCACTAGTCATAGATCTACCTATAATACTACCAGTTTGGAAAAACATGTTTAACGCTTCTTGTGGGTTGTAATTTGTTCCATTACCTAAATCTATTTCTGCTAAACCATCTACATCTAAATATATACCATCAGGTGTCATTCTAGACATAACCTGTTGTAGTTTTAGATGAGTTAACTGTATCATGTCAGCAAAACCAGTTATACGACTTACTAAACTTTCTATTCTACCTTTATACATTCGTGGCGCGCACATAGCGTAGTTCATCTTAACCTTAGTATAATCACTTTTAGGTCTCATCATGTTTTTACTCAAATTCCACTTAAGTAATATATCAGTACCTAATATGATAGCTCCTTCATATAAAACTTCAAGTGATTTTTGTAGTTTACCAAACTTCATTTCTAAAGCTTCATCTAATATAGGATTAAAAGTATCATCTTTCACTATAACTTTGCTAGCTCCAGTTGCTGTTTCTTTTACTTTATAAACCTCATTAGCATATGTTTTATAATTAAAATATAAAACTTGCACTTGGTTTTTATCAACTTGGTTTGATTCTGTAAGGCTTCTATTATAAAAACCTTGATTTTGAAAACCTTGACCAGTTATTTTGTTTAACTGATCATCTGTTAAGTTAGGAAATTGTTTTTTGAGCTCGTTAATAGGTACGTTTTTAACCTCACCTACATAGTAAACATCGCTAAAATAAGGATCTTCTGTGTACGAATAAACCATATTAGCAGGGTCAACATACTCTACTTTTATACCTTCAGCTTTATTATAAACAGTTTTAACAGCTCCAATACCTAAAACTGTTAAATCATAATTAACTCTTCTTCTTGTTAAATCGTATTTATTACCGTCTAATACTACGTTTATAGCTTGCTCTTCCGCTAATTCTACAGCTTGCTTGTAACTAAGCTGCATATGTAAATCTAATTCTTCTTGAGAATCAGGTAGTTTTTCAGGATCATTTTCAGCTAAATTTATACCAAAAGACTCTTTAGCGAATGATATTAAATCTTGACTGCGCATGTCTCTTAATACAGACTCCATGTAAGCTGTTCTTTTGCTAACGCCTGAGGGGTCTTGAGAGTATGCTTTTATGTCATAAACTCTTTCTGAGATACCGTTTACAACTATGTCTACAAACTTTGGTATAACAGGTACTGGTTTCCAGTCTAAGTTTAAATAGCTTAAGTCACCGTTTATAGATAATTCGTCTTTATATTTTTGTATCGATTGTTCTCCTCTAGCGTATAGTCTTAGTTTATGAAATTCTGTTTGATTACCAAAGAACCTATTAGTACCAGAGTCTCTTTTAAACCACTCGCTTTCAATTGCTTTAGCAACTTTCAAACCGTAGTCTTTACTCATTTTTTCTAAATCGCTAGCGACTTGACTTGGAAAATAACCTTTAACAACTGATTCAGCCATATTAATTTTCTATTAATTTTGAATGCGTTCCGCTTTGTTTGTATCTAGCAAAACTTATATTTATTTTTTGTTTTTCTACTTTAGCATTGGGTGCATATAAATGCCTATTGCAACCCATTATAGCTAAACCAGAACTAATAGAAGCATCAAACTTAGTTCTATTATTTATATCAAATTTAGCCCAGTCACTTAATAATTCATTAAAGTAGACTGTTCCAAAAGAACCATCTGGCGTAATACCAACGTGATCCTGTATGTACATTTCAATAGCAGAGGCATGCGCTTGCTTTATGTCTTCACTTGAATTTGGTATACCACCAACTTCTTTTTCTGCGGTTGACAATTTATTCCAGACCTTATCAGGCCTATTCATCGAATATCCTCTATAACCACGCCTTCTTAAATAATACAATAGACGGGGTTTATTATTCTCTGCTAGTATAGGCATCCCGTAAAACACAAGTGCCATTAGAACGTCCTCAAAGAATATCTCAGCGGTCTGAGGCCTAGCTATATACTCTAAAAAGAAATGATTAGCGGGTGAATCCTCCATACTAAACTTTGTTAAACCATGCAATGCACCTTTAGATCCTTTACCGTCAACTGTTCCTGATATATCATAACTATCGCAACCAAAACAACCCATGTGGATATTACCTGGTCTTTTTAAACCGTTTTTCATTACAACATTATTTTGTAGATGAGAAGGTGGTGTCCAGCTTAGTTTAAATCTACCGTTTTTATCTGGATAAAATATAACTTTACTATCTTTTACACCATTTAACCATTGGAAATTACCTGTTGTTATAGTATTTTCATATCTAGTTTCTTCGTTGTAATCTATTTGCTCGTATATTTTTGCTAAATTAAATATACTATTTTTAGTTTCATCTCTGAAAGCATGTTCTTCAGTACGTGGAAATTGTCTATAAAATTCATTTAAAGCATCTCCATCATTTTTTAAACCATCAGCTTCGTTTTGCCAATGCTCTAGTATTCCTATATCTATATTTTCCCCATAGGGACCAAAAGTTTCTTGCTCGGGTGTATCGAATACAGGTAAGCCATAAGAATCAATGAATCCTTCGTAGTTCCATTCCATAGGTATGAACAAACTATATAATCCTGAGCTTGTCTGTCCATTGCGGTTTCTTTTTGTAACATCTGAGTTTTTATATAATTTTTTAAAATTATCACCACCTTTATCTAAAGCATTTGATGTTGAACCCATCATACACTTTCCAATTACTCTACTACCTAGTCGTAGGGTGGTTTTCGTAACACGCCAGTTGTTGAGGATGTTGTTCGGCCTCTCCCATTTACCGCTCTCGTCGTGGACGAGGAGTTTAAGCTTCTCACCGTCGTAGGAGTTGTCACCCGTATTCTTCCAGTCGATCGTGGTGTCGAGACCCTCGAGTTCCTGTAAGGCTTCGTTACTGGTAAGTTTTCTTCTGGTAAGCTTACTGGCTGGGACCCTGAAGGCAAGCTCGGTCTTTGGACGATCCATTCCGTCCTGGATGGGTTTGAAAAAGAAGGGGTAATTAATGGATATTGGTACCACCTTGTCAGTAAACATCTTCTTCGCATCTGGTCCACTCTTAGATAATATTCCATATCTAGAGTCAGAGGATATGGTTGCCATGTTAACCACCTCGCCTGATGCCATAAATGAGAATCCAGATCGCCTATTCTTAAGATAGCACATCCCATAGGATCTGTAATCGGCCTTACAAGCCTCCCAGAAAATATAGAATAATCTATTTGACTCGCGAAAGTCCGGTGCTCCAACGTCGATTTTACTCCACTGCAAGTACATGTAATGAGTACCAGTAACGTAAGTAGGAACGCTTTTGTTATAAAACCAAAAACCTTCCTCCCTTCGGGTAAACTCATTATCGATGTAATCATACCATTTTTCTTTAAAGTCTTCTGGATATTCTTTCCAGTCAAAAACTGTTTTTATTTTACCTAACTCTTTTGGGTATTCAGATTTTTCCCAAGTATTTTTATCAAACTTAAAAACATTTGTAGGTTTTTTGGGTAAAGCTATGTGCAAGTTTTGTATGCTATACACCTCACCAATCTGACCCGTTCTGCTTATAACTACAACATCATGCTCTTTGTTATAACCATATTTCCAGCTTTTAGACTTATTAAGTCTTTTTACGGTATTTATTTTTATAGGTTCTACAACCTCATAAAGCGATTGCTGGTACATTATTTAGATCTTCTTTCTGCAAAACCACCAAAAGCCTTCTTTTCTTCTACTTTTTTAGGTTTTTCATTCAACATATCCTCTTCTTCCTGTATTCTGTTTAATATTTCAAAAGCATCAAATATAGCTAGTTTTTTAGTAGCAGCAGCATTTTTAAGTCTATCAGCTGATATATCATCATCTGAATCAACAATAGCTTCTTTAGCTACTTTAATTAGCTCTTCAACAGCCTTATGTCCAGCTTGGATTATATTCTTTTTCGTTTCCTTGATATTCATACTTTATAGTTAATGCTTGAGATCTAATTCTATAAAGTCTTTCACCATCTATAACAAATTCATATTCGCTACTAGGCGTAAATCCAACTAAATCACCTTTTTCAAAAACACTATCTATTGTTTCATCTAGGAACTTTAATATTCCTATATAAGGTTTTTCGTTGTTAAGATTAAAAATATCATTAGATTCAATAGGTTTTACGAATGAATAGCCTTTAGGTGCTTTCCAATCGTCTTTGTTTTTATATAAAAATATTTGATCAAAAGAACATAGATAATTTTTATCATCTATATAACTTCTGCTGTTTTTTTCAACACCTCTTATGTCATGAAACCTTCTAAAAACGTTATGGTGAACAACAACTTGATCACCTACCTTAATATTAGTGTCACCTGTTATTGGTACACTTTTAACTTTTGCAAGCCTATTAACGCTTTGATGTGTAAATATTTGAGTATTTAGTATAAGTTTTTTACCTTCAATCTCTTTAGTGTTGTTATATCTAGATCCAATAGGTTCTATAACAAAGTCAAAAATACTTTTCATTAATACTCTAAGTTATACTCAACAGCTACAGCCATGTTTTTATTAAAGTCTTTCCAAGGTAAAACCTCGTCATTTTTTTTAATAAATATACTGAACTTATCGTCTTCTTCTGTTATATGACAAATAGTATGCCCTCCGTAGACCTCTTGACCTACGGAGTAGTGCATAGCTTCATTTTTATAATCTTTACCGATACTAATCTTTCTTATCAGCTTCATCTTTTATCTCGCTTATAGTACCGTCTTTAATATTAATAGATACATTACCGTATTCTTTTTCTAGATTCTCTTGAATTGCTCTAAGGCTCATTTGTAACTCTTGAGTCATTGTTAATAAACCAAACTTTTGAGTTTCCATTTGACCTAATTGAGATTGAGCTTGTTGTATTTTGTTAATTACATCTTGAAGCTCTTTCAGTTCTTCTTCTTTAATTGAAGGCGCTAAATCTACTATTTTTTCTTTTTTTGCCATTTTATTTAATTTAATTGTTATTTATGCACTATTGCATAGTATAATTATTACATATATAGTACTTTAATTAAAAAGCTATTGTCATATGTTAATTAGTGGTTTTAGTAATATCTACGTTTTGTATAAGTCCTGAGTCCTTATTCATTACTTGGTATCTAATTTGTATATACCAATTTCCTGTTGGTACTGTTGTAAGGTTTTGAGAAGCTTTTAATAATAAAGGCTTGTTGAGTGCCATAACTTTACCAGTTGTTCCTATACCGGCCGCGTAATACCAAGCGGCGTTGGTGTTTAGTAAAGTGTTATTTATAACAAATAGTCTATTGAATTGACCAGGATAAGTACAATTGGTAGTGTCACAAAAACCTATAGCTGCTGTTGTTTGTGCAGTACTAGTCCAGTTACCAGATGTACCACCGCTATTATGTATTATACACTCGTAAGGTATTATAAAGCTATTAGCTCCTGGCGCTGGTATTAAAGTTGTTCCTGTAGTACTTAATAATTTAAACGCATCACCTGATAACTTAATAGTTACAATACGCATGTCTTCAACTATCTTACCTCCACTTCCAAAAGCTGTACAATATTTAGGTTGATTTTCAGTACTGGACATTGCGAAATAACTACCCTTACCGTAGTCACCCATTTTTACGTATCGACCACCTGCAGTACCATCACCGTGAACATATAGATTTTGCTCCGAAGTGTGTCCAACATTTAATTGGTTTCTTACACGCATTGATCCATTAACATCAAACGCAGCGCCAGGGGTTTGCGTTCTAAATCCTACTTTTTTGTTTTGAGAATCAATATATAAAGTAGATGTTGTCTTGTCTGCTGTTCCAATATAAATATAGCCTTTACTTTGCGAAAGAAATAAGTCATCAGGCCCACCACCACCAACAAATGATTCACCACTTTTGTGATATAGGCTCAAATTACTACTTCCTCCATAATGACTTCTTACATCATCTCCGTGTAAAGTATTACCAGTCATAGTGCCACCAGCTAGTGGTAAAGCGTTTGGAGTGTAACTAGGGTCAGAACTAGGCACCCACGATGGTGTTGCGTCAGCATTTGTTGGGGCAAAAGTAGTTGGTAAAGCGGATATATCTACACCATCAACTGTTTTACCAGAAGCCATAACAATATTACCTGAAAAAGTTGCGGCTCCTGTTTCTAATATTTTTAATAATTCTGTACCAGAGCCAGACGAACTATTTGTATACCAAGCAAAGTATCTATTAGTATCATCATTGTCTGTGTCAATATTAAATGTCATTAACTCTTTAGCATTAATATGACCAGACGCTGTATTTGCTTTACCTAAGTCTAAAGTTCCACCCTCAACAGTTACGCCTCCTGAAAAAGTTGCGCTTGAGCTATTTAATACAAACCAGTTTTCACTAAGTGGAGCTGTTGCTGATGTTAGTTCTGGACTTCCAGTTTCAACATCAGACCTACCAAAAGCAATAACATCGTCTCCAATAAGGGCTGTACCGTGATCATTAACACTATTACCGGGTGCTTTTAAATATAAATAGTCCCCAACGTATGTATTCCAACTAGAATATAGTACATCGTGGTTAGTTGCGTTATTCCAGCTGCTTTTATACATCTCAAGTAAAGAACCAGCAGCGGTTGTTAGTATTTCATCATGAATGTTTAAAGTACCAGATACATCTGCATTACCGTTTATATCTAAACTTGTTCCTTCTAATTCACCATTAGCTTTGATTTGTCCTTGAAAAGTAAACGCCATGTTACCAGAGCTATCTGACGACCATGTATGTGTTTTATAAGTAGAACCGTAATACTGTCTCCAATTAACAGTTGTTCCACCATTATTACTTCCGTCTAAAAAGTGTGGGTAGTGACTACCGGCAGCATCATATGCAGTCATGTAGTAATGCCCACTATGTTTGTGACTATTGCTTGTAAATGTTTTAGCACCTGATATAGTTTGCGTGCCTGTTTTTGTAACAGCGCCAAGAGAACTAGCTGTTGGTAATACTTGATCACCAGTATTAGTACCAGATAAGTTGCCTATATCTGTAAGATCTTGTGCTGATAAACTTCCTGTGCCAGTTATATAGTTTCCAGAAGCTTGGTAACTTCCCGCGGCTTGAGCACCTATATCAGATAAAACTTGAGCGCCTGTTCTATATTTTATTTCGCCGGTATCAGAGACTAAAAACTTATCAACATCTGATGTTGCATTATCAATAGTGTCTACAGTAAGTTTACTTTTAACTTCTAATTTTTTATTAAATTCCCAAGCAGAATTAGTTTCGCTCCAAAGTAAATTTGCACCAGAGCCATCAACAATGATACCTGAGCCACCTGAGTTAGATTCTGTTTGACCTTTACCAATTGTTATGGTTTTATCAGCAACATCTAAATCTGTAACGTTATAAGAGTTTATGTCACCAGTAATTATTAAATTGCCAGTTACTGTTAAATTGTCGTCTATTGTTACAGCACCACTAAACGTGCCGCCATTTGCCTTAGATACATAATCTGTAATAGCCGCTGGTATATTTGGTTTGTTTAATATAAGCGCATCACCACTAGTAGCATTCCAATCAGACTGTACGTTTTGTTCTGCATTAGATGGCGCATGTGCTGCTTGAGAATGGGAGTAAGCAGTGTTCCAGTTGCCTATCGCTGTTGGACTAACAGTAGCACCACCAATCATTAAGTAACTGCTTGTATACGCTGTTGAGTTAGCGCGTATTATAAAGTCAGCCCCACTATTGTTTTCTCTTGTGATAATAAAGTCATTGTTGTCTGCATTGTAGACTCTAAATTTGACATCATCATCATCTTGAAAAACAATGTGTGGTGATTCACCTGAGCCATCGTCTAAAGTTAAATCACCAGTCATAGTACCTCCTGCTTTTGGTAGAGCGTTATCCGCCTTAGTACCTTGTGCTGATGTCGCAAAAGCACTAGAGGCAAAATTAGCAGCAGTACCTAATCCATCAAAATCAGATTTCAAAGTTGCTACATCTACGCCATCAACTGTACCACTAGTAATTATATTTCCATAAAAAGTAGCACTTTTGTCAGAATCTAAAAACAAAACATTTTCTAAAGCAGATCCAGTGTATACCTGCATTTTCATTCTTGTTTTCTTATCGTTAGCCGCAAATGTATTATCTGCTTCTGTTATAATAGTACCAACTGTTAAATCACTTGTAACAACACTATCTTTTGCTTTAAAATTTATTACACCAACATCATCACCAGCAGCAAAGTTACCGCTACCAGTATGATCTTTTATTGTTGAAAGATCAAGAACCGCTTTAGCTGTTGCATCATCTTTTCTTATAGTAAAGTTACCATGAGATATTTGGCTAGTTGGTAAAATCTCATGAACTAAATTACCATCTACTTTAAAGTTAAATCTAGTAGAAGCAGCGTCATTATCAGTATCAGCTTCTATATAAACATATGAGTTAGCTGCTCTAATTTTAAAATCTACATCATTAGTAGTGTCTGTAATTACAAGCCTAGGTGTACTAGCATGAGTAATAGTTAAATCACCTGTCATAGTGCCACCTGTAAGAGGAAGATATGTATTAGATGCGATTGACGATGTTAAGTAACCTGGATCACTTGATGGAACCCAAGAAGGAGTAGCATCAGCATTTGTAGGAGCGAAGGAAGTTGGTAAAGCACTTATATTAACACCATCAACTGTACCAGATACAGTAATATTACCACTTATATTTAATGCGTCTGAATAAACAGTTCCATCAAAATAACCATCTTTCCACTCATAACTACTAGAACCTAAATCATAAGTATCATCTTTACCAGGTCTAAGATGCCCATGTAAATAACCATCTTTATATCTTTCTAAGAAATTAACACCTCTTGTGGTATCTGTACCTGTGTTGTTTAGATTATTATTTCCAGCGGCATAGTTAGCCATGTATAAAGAGTGGATTCTAAAATAACTATTATTTACAGAACCACCTAATGTATATTTTAATCTTCTTGTTGCAGCGTTTGTACCACTATTACTATTAACTTGTCTTAATATAACTTGGTCTGTATTATCAGTTATCTCACAAAGAGTTTGCCAAGCGCTAGCTCTATAAGCTTCAATTTTTACATATGTTGGTGTAAAACTACCTGAACCAAATACAATACCAGCCCATAGTGAATATTGTGCTTCATTAGTCCATTCTAATTCTACTACACCTGGTGTATCTGTGCCGTGTTGATAAATACCATCAGAACCATTATCTGAGTACCAACTACCCGCTGTGCTTGAGTGTGCATCAAAAGCGTTTGCCCAACCACTGTTCGTATTTGTTACTTCATTGCTATAAGTGTAACTACCTGAACTACCACTTCTTGATGCATAAAAACCACTTGTAGTTATTGTAGCGTTGCTCCATTTATTAAACCCAGCTAAATCATTTACAATATGCGGTATATGAACCATATTAGCTTCTGATGCAGGATTTAAAAAACCACCTTTTACAACAGTACCGCTATTACTTGTGCTAATGCCATCGTACTGCATCATCATACCATCACCAACTAATATTCTGTTAGTGTTAATGTCTAATCTTTCAGTACCTCCAGTTACAACTCTCCAAACATCGGCAGCTTCAAACTGCATGTATGTGTCGGTATCACCGCTGTGTATTATTTTATTTGGTATAGTTATATCTCCAGTAAATGTTGGACTTGCCTTTGGAGCAGCAGCATTTGCTGTATTAGTTGTAGTTGTCAACACAGCGTCTCTTGCAGCTATATCAACACCATCAACTGTACCGGTTAAAGTTATATTTCCAATATTTTTTAAGTTTCTACTTAAATCTATAAATTGTGTATTACCACCATCACCTATATATAATCCATTATCACTAGCTGTTGTACTCTCTGATCTAAATCTAAATTCATTTCTATTTGACCAAGTTGTGTCATTGCCAGGAAAACCATATGCGTGAAAACCACTCTCAGCGGAAAAAATAACAGTTTCTGAGCTTTCATTAATATTATCTCTTATCTGACCTCTAGTGTCTCCAGCCGCTATTATAACAGAATCATCATTACCAAGCAGTAAAGCTCCGTTATCTGATACTCTTTCTAAAACTACTAATTCACTACCATCTCTATCTACTTTTATCATAGGAACTGATGTGGTGCCGTCGTAAGCACCTGTATCGCCCGTTGGTTCGCGATCAAATAGTATATAACCGGAAGTGCCTGTAAATGTAAGCTTATTGTTTATTGTTGTGGCGCCTAAGGTTAAGGAACCGTTAATTGTCGGGCTTTCTAATATTAAATTTGTATTAGCACCACCTAAAGTTAAAGTTCTTGTTGAGCTAGAATCAGCATATATAACCATGTTCTGCTCAAACCTAATATCTACAGCATTTGTTCCATCTCCAATATAAACATCGTCACTACCATTACCAATAATAATATCACCGATAGCATTACTCAAAACTAGGTTATCACCATCTTGATCTATCTTACCAGCGTCAGTGCCTGCTGAGGTTTTAAATTGTATGTGCCCAGCGTCATCTATTATTATGTTATTTAAAAATGGTATTGACATATTTTATTATTTAAATTCTTCCTGATATTCTTTTTTTACCAACATTAAAATTCGCTGAAGGTCTTACTGAAACTTTAGCAAAATTATTAGGCCACATTTCTAATCCATTTGGTGGAGATACAGACATTGCAACTTGTATATCCTTAGCGTAAAAACCCTCATGAACTAAATTATGATTTGAGAAGTAATAACCAAATCTTAAAAAGTAAGCCCTATACTGTGGTTGAACTGTTAATGTTTTTGTTTCCCAAGCTCCATCAGCGGCTGTAGTGTGTTGAGTGTATTCTATAAAACCTTGATATAATTTACCTTGAGCTTGCGTGCTGTTTTTTAAATCAGCTGTTTCATCAGAATCATCTAAGTCTAAGTCATCTTGAGCAAATCTATGGTTGTTATCATTAACGTCGTATTCGTTTGCACCGTAAAGCATATTGTTAGCATAAGACGCTATAATATAAGGTGGATTATTATTACCTAAAGTAGACGCTGTTCCATCAAGCTCGTCTGTAGGTATATATATTACAGATTTTATCGCAACTGTACAGTTTGCTGGAACTTTAATTATTCCAAAAGCATTTGGATTACTACTCCAAGAAGGAACCCAAAGATTGTTGCGTAAGTTTTGTACACCTTCGAACTTAGTCATGTTGTAAAAAACTGTTACTTTTTCATTTTCTTTAAAACCTTGTTCAGTAAAAGCATAAGTACCTTTCCAACCAGTGCCACCTCTTCTTAAAGCGTGATGGCTACTGCCGTGATTTTGTAAAGTGTTTGCGTAAATTACACCCGTACCTTTCCCGTATATACTCATTGTAGCATCCCAATCATTAGGGTATACTTTAGAGTTATCTACTATTACGTTGTTATTACTGTCAGCTAGGTTACATAATTGTTTATATCTATTAACAAAAAATCTTCTATAATTAGGACTTATTGTAGATCCTCCAAAGTAAAAACCATAACCACGCTGATTTTCAATTCGCATGTGCATTACCTTAGCTTGATCGTTTTGTCTACCTATATTAAAAAGCATCAAACCATAATCTTCAGCGTTATAATACTGGCCATAAGAATATTCGTTAGGCATTTCATATCCAGCTTCTAGGTTTGAACAAGCGTAATTACAGTGTGCTGTAATATGTCCATGAGACTTAATATAATATTGAGAGCTCCAATGCCACACTCCTCTACCTGCACCAACTACTATATGATTTCTGCTAACCATACCATATGGATGTCTTATACATATAGAGCCATAATCATCGCCGTCGCGCACGTCGTTACTATATTGATTATAAGAGCTAAAACTACACCCGTCTATATAATTCTCACCGGTTTGTGATACACCGCTATTGTTATGTATTGTGTTACTGTCTGCTGACGAGCCATTTATAGTTGTGTCATAATAACCACCATAACCAGCTATTGTTACACCAGCTCTAAAGTTCGTACTGTCATTAGTATTATATCCTAATCCAGAAAACTGTACGTATTTTATCTTTACTCTTCTTGTTGGTGCATTGTTCCAACTATTACTTGTCCAATATCTTACATTAAAAAAAACTCTGGCCGTATCTCTGTCACCGTCAGCTATATCATTACCACTGGTATCACAAGCTTTAATAACAACATCTCTTGTCATTTTTACAACAGGATCACCTACGGCACCGTTAAAAAGTATATCTCTATCAACTGTTATTGTTTTAGCGCTAGTATCAATACTTGATATAGTATATTTCGCTTTAAGCCTCCATACACCTTCATTAGTATTTAATGACGTACTTCCAAAACCGCTAGAGGTGTAATAATAGTTACTAGCAAGATTACCACCAAGTTTACTAAAGCTAGCGTGTATATACACTTCGTCACCAACTGAAAAATCAGTTACGTCATTAAGAGTAATAGTTCTAAGATTAGTAGCACCTACATACTCTGTAGCTATAGCACTTGCGATTCTTCTGCAGAATTTTCCATTTATGTGATATTTTTCGGTGCCGGTTTGATATACTTTTGCACCAACTAAGGAGGGAGAGTTGTCGACAGAACTACCAAAGGTAATAACATTTGTTTTTAAGTTTATATCTGTGACTCGTAGTACATTTCTATTATTACCTGTACCAAATATTAATAGATAATTAATTCTAAATACAGCAGCATCATCTACTGTTATTGTAGATCCACTAACTGATTGTATCGTTGCTTCAGGGCAAACGTATTGTTTAAAGTATATTCTATCGTTTATAGTATCTACATCATGAACAAAGAAACACTCGTCATTAACAAGTGTATAATCATCTTCTCTTTTATAAAGTGATATTCTATCGTTAATCGCAAAATTACTAGCGTCAGCTACTGTTATATAAGAAGAATCAGGCGCATGGTTACCGTTAACTGTTGTTATTAATGTAGGTTCGCTACCATCTATTTGAACCCCGCACCACTTTCTACTATAAACTTGTATACCATGCTGCGCACTATTATCTCCTGATATTTTTATTTCAGTACCGCTAGCCATACTAAGCAAAGAACCAGAAGTTGTTGTGCCTTCAACAAATTCACCAGCTGAATCATTGTTGTTGCTAGTATTGTTGACGGTCATACGACCATGTAGATGCATTTTACCATTAGTAGCAAAGTGTAAGTTACCATCAATGGTAATATCACCTGTTTTAGCAGACTGTATATTTGTGTTTAAAGTAACTTTATGGCCATGTGCAATAACTACTAAATCATCAGCAGCAGGAACTGATCCTCCTACCCAAGTAGAGCCTGTAGCCCAGTTACCCGATGAATTACTCGTTATTGTCGCCATCTACTATTGCTTCGTTATATTGTTCTTGATATTGAGATACATCTAACGCTATTTCAAATGATAGTTTGTCGCTATTATCAACAACTGTATTGTCATTGATAACAGCAACCACATCATCATCTTTTGTGAGCGTTAAAGTAGCATCTGACTTATCATATTCTACTTTAATTATCATTTTATTTTATTTAATTTATTAGCTTACAGCTGGAAATTTCTCAACAAGCACTAAGTAGTCTTCAGTACTAGAAGGCGCTTTGCCAAATGTTACAGTAATTTTATTATTAGAAGTGTTACTAGTTGTTGAGTTTTTAACATCAACATACACGTTTTGATAAGTAGCACTGTTTCCATTATTACCATAATGTAATACGGTAGTTCTGACAAGTTGTGTTCCAAAACCGTGAGTTACCTCAAAAGCTGTTGTACTTCCATCACCACTTATTTTCTTAGTTACTTTGTTTGAAGATGATTCTTTAGCATCTAATTGAGTTTGAATATTAGATGTAACACCATCAACAAAGTTAAGTTCAGCACCTGAAGCAGTAACTGTAGTACCAGAAAGTTTTATTGAACCAGTAAGGTATAGATCTTTAAAAGCACCAGTTTGATTACCAAGATCTACAGAGTTGTGAGTTATTGGTGATAGTTGTGACGATTGAACTTTAACACCCCCTTGACCATCTGAGTTTGCAATAATACTTACAGCGCCTGATGCACTGAAATCAATTCTAGCGTCATCACTTGCTTTACCAACTTTTAATCCAGTATTATATATACTTGATATTACAGTTTGAGCGGCATCAATGTTAATTACACCTGAGGTAGCTGTTAAACCATTACCCGCAAATAGTGAAGCAATTTTACCAACTTGGGTTTGCTTCATGGTTCCACCGTCATTATGTATGAAACCATCACTATTAATAACAGTACTAGCTCCAGGAGTAAGAGAACCGTCAAGTTTATCAAATTCAGTTGCTGTTACACCAGTATCGTAAAGATCTTTTGCATATTTTAAATCATCAACATCACCATCAAAACCATCTAAAGTATTAAGTTCAGCAGGAGTAGCTGTTATTGCAGCTGTTGAAGCAGTATCAAAAACAGCAACGAAACCACTTTGGTTTGGTAATTGTATTGTTCTATCTGCTGTTGGATCTACAAGCGTAAGTTTAGTTTCAAAATCATCAGCTGTAGCTCCTTCAAATAATATTGTATTATTTTCTACAACCTGTACTGTTTCATTACTTATTGTTTGAGTACCTGATACTTCTAAGTTTGTTACTTTTAACGTACCAGTACTTGGATTAAACTTAAAGCTGCTTTGTGATTGACCTTGTTGTGCGCCAGTTGCTGTTTCAACAAAAGTAACAAATTTATCATCATCATCAGTAGCAGCAGAAATGTTTTGTAATGTATCTGTATTGTCGTTTGGAGTTGTTACAGAACCACCTAACGCTATAGCTGTACCATTAATTGTAATACTATCGTTAACAAGTTCGGCATTTGCAACACCATTGTCTTTTATTTGAACATCACCAGCTACACTTACTGAGAAATTGTTTGTGTTAAACTTAGCTACACCTAGATTTGTAGATGATGCTTTTTCAGCTTCAATTTTTAACGTACCATTGGTATCATCATATGTTGTTGTTATTCCTTCACCGTCATTTCCTGTTATTAATCCACCAACAAAGTCTTCAACTTGTTCTTGAGTTAAAGGTGTAGTTGATGCTGCAATAGACAACTCATCTCCAGCGTTATTTGGTGTAAGAGTTATATTATTACCAGCAACAAACTTTATGTCTTGCGTGCCACTTGAAGCTCCAGATTTTGTAAGTCTTAACAATGCGTCACTACTACTATCTACGAAAGATGATGTAAAAACGTTTTGGGTATTTGCATCTGAACCTGTTGCTACAGTTACAAAGTTAGTACCGTCAAGACAAACTTTTAAAAGATTGTTACCACTGTCAAAGAATATTGCACCAGCTGCCGCAGAGGGAGCTGAACTCGTAACATGCAGTTTTATGTTTTGTAGTTCATTGCCGTTTAAGTCAATGTCGTGTAAAAATTGTATTGCCATTTTTAAATTTTGTTAGTTTGCGTGTATCACTCCAGAGTTCAAACCCTTGAAAAACACTTTTGATTGATTGTTTGTTATATGTACTATTGGCACTTGAACTATTGAGCCAGTGCTTATTTTTACTGTTATGTTTGGAAATTTTCCTAAATTATGATCAACTAATAAATAATACTGTCCTGAGTCAGATACTAAGTCATTAGTTGAAAAAGATGAAGTAAAATTTTTATCTTGAGCACCTGAATAAGGTGTTAAAACGTAATAAACATCTGATATAAAACCTACGCCGTCTGAATTATTGTTTGACTGTAGGTGAGTCATTGAAATTTCATAATAATCTGTAGAACCTACTTGAGTTATTGTTTTTACTCTATAAACTGCAAAAACGCTAGGATCTTGAACCTGGCAAATTACAATATCTTTTGTTACATAAGTATTTAAAACAGATAGAGCTAACTTACCAGCTGGTCCATTTTGATACTTACTTACTATTAAGTTTACATTATTTGTAGTTGGAAAAGCCTGATTAATTAATGGTTTTACCTGCATGGTTCCAGGAGACATATTTGCCGAGTTTGTGTATTTAAAAGGAACAGAGCCAGCTATACCAGTAGCGTTTGTAGCACCTAAAAACTGAGCAATATCAGATACCTGGAAGTTTTTTGTAGCACCTCCGCTATTTGAACCTAGTAATCTGTCTGCAGCTTCGACACTAGTATCTAGCTTTACAGTGCTTATTCTTGCCATTTTATTTCTTTTTTATCATACTTGTGGCTTTTTCCGTCGTGCGCCCGCCGAAATAGGCTAATACAACAGCCATCATAACCTTCTCAAAAGTATCGTTCCATGTAACACCTATATTAAAAGGTATTGCTTCAACACTATCTAATATACCTGCAAGTGAAAAAATAGTAATACACCACACTAAAACTAGTGGGCGTACGTTTTTACTAAGCCATGAATCAGAGGCAGCGTCTGCTTGCCATCTATTTGTTATAGCTTCTATTTCTTTATTTTGCTGATCGTATATTAGTTGTTGTAATTTTATTTTATCCTCAACACTTACATCTGATTTTGTTATCTCTGCAATAGCGTCCTTAGGTGATACAACACCTTGTAAAACACTACCAAGCGCAGGGTTTATCATTCCAGCTGCTCCAAGTAATAACTTACCAACAGTTGTTTCTTTAAATTGTTTTTTAGGCATTTTCTTCTCTGTCTCTATAAAACTTCTTGTCTTTTCTAACGTATTGTTTCTTACCTCTAGTAACGTCTTGTTTTGCTTTTCTAGCTAGTAATCTTTGTTTTCTTTTTTGAAGTCTTTTAGCTTTTTTAATGTTACCATCATCTACAGCTTCTTGACCTTTTATTTGAGTTTTATCTAATCTATGCTCTACTCTAGTTTTATAATCCTTTTTAGGTTTTGAGCTAATAACAACCTCGTCTAAATAGCCAGACCTACCTGTTGTCATATCAGAAGGTATAACTCCTTTTTCTACAACTGGTGTTAGAGCTGGTCCTTTGTTTTTTAAAGCCGAGGCAGATGTTTTACCCACACCTACATTCAGCATAGGATCTTTAGCGGGGTTTTTTGATTTTGATTTACCTATTTTATGAAATAAGTTCTCCGATGATTTGTTTAGTTTAAATGCCATTATTTTTTATATTTATTAAGTTTAAAAGGTGTACCTGATTTTTTACCATAACCAACGCCTCTTCCGACCATATCAGCGACTCTTTTACCTATTGCTTTAAAGTTAAAATCACCACTGTTATACCCTTCTAAATCACTAGTTCTACCATAAGTTTCTACATCACTATCACTTGCGACTGTAAAATCAGTTCCATCTGAACCTTTACTCATTTTTTTTCTGTACTCTATTTGTTCACCAGATCTTGATGCGTTTCTACCTTGATTTAATTGATCAAATCTATTTCTACTAGATTCTCTTTGCGCATCCGCTTGCTCTGTTCTAATATCTGATTTTTGCTGTTTAAACCAAGCTCTTTTGTTTTTAAATGGTTTTAAACCATCTTTTACTCTTTGATCATTTGTAGCGTCAAAATCAGCATCAGTCATATTTCTCTTCTGCTTTCTTGCAGCTTTTACAGCTTGATTTCCTGCAACTTTACCTAATCTAGTTTGTACTCTATATTCAGAAGATGTAAATGGATCCATTTTATCACCAGGTTTACCAGGAGAGGCTATATTTTCTTCTTTATAAGATACACTATCACCGCCTTCTACCGGTGGCTCATAACCTTCTCTAAGTCCTTGCTTCTGCTCAGAAGCTTTTATTTCATCGTCACTCATTTTAGAATAAGCTACACATCTAGGGTCGTCCATAGGAACCTCAATACCACAGCGCTCTTTAGAAGCTTTGACAACTTTACCTGGGTTACCACTGTAATCTGGTACAGTGATTCTTTCTTCTGACACATTCACTAAATGATTTGCATCGTTTACTTTTTTACCTAGATCTTTTTTTATAGGATCTCCATCTTTCTTAAATGGACTAGCAGACCTTAGTTTAAATGGTGTTCCTTTTGCTTTTCTCATAATTTATTTATTTATTGATTTTTTGAATTACTTAAATCAACTCCTTCAGCGCCTTTAGCACCACCACCACTTTCATCAGGTGAGTTTACTATTGCTGGCGGTTTTTTTCTTTTTTGTCCTTCAGCTAGTTCAAAACCACTATCTAAACCTGCTCTAAGATGACCTACACCTTTACTAAACATATTATGGTTTTTAGCATAGATACTCTTTAGCGGTGTTCCTGATTTTTCATCTTCTGCCATTTTTCTCTTTTGGTAGATATTAAACGGTGTGTAGTTTGATCTGTTTTTATTTGACATTTTTTATTTTTTTACTGGTTTGTGTTTTAAGTGAGCTTCAGCTTCCCATTGTAGGCTGTGATTGCCTTCTTCCATCACTTCTCTTGAAAATATTTTCATAGGACTACCTGTGTCTTTTTTCCAATAAACGTTTTTATTGTCATACGCGAGTCTGTTTTGACCCATTTGATCATGGTGTACGTCTTCATGCTTTTTTACCTCTACTCTATCTTTTGCTGATAAAGACTTGTCCACATACGTAGTACCGTCAGTATTAGCCTCACCTTTTATCTCGCCTGGTAGATCTTTTAAAAATACAGGATTTGAATAAGTAGTTGTCACAGGATCTAGTCCTAGTAAACTGTTTATAGTGTTGGGTAGCTTAAATGACATTTTTATTTTTTTGAAGTGCAACCTTTTTTTAACGGTGTGGCAGACTTTTCTTTATTTTCCATAACTGCTTTAGCAAAATTTTCAGGTAAATTACCTTTCATTGCTTGACTTTCTAGCTTATCGTTAAATTTAGCTGCACTACCCGTATGATCGCAGTCTGGTATTCCACAGCAGTAGTTACCTGAAGACTTTGACATACCCAAATTGTTTGGACCTATTCCTTTCATAATTATCTGTTTTTATCTTTTATCATATCGTCTATAGATTTATTATAGACTTTGTCTGTATATGATTTATTTTTATAAAATTTACTTCTTTCTGAAGTAGGTAAGTCCTCTTCTGCTAAAAGTATTCTATATATTCTTGATATAAGTTGACTGCATTTAAATGATGTTTTGTAGATAGCGTATTTTTGTGAAGTTCTATTTCTTTCTCGCCAAACATCGATCCAACCTTCTCTACGAAGCCTTTCCCATCTGTTTTTATCCCACGAGTAAGTATATACGCCCTCTATAAAGTTATTACGTGTAAATCGCGATTTGCAATCTAAATAGATTAAAAGTTCTAAATCAGCGTCTTTGAGATTATAAGTTTTACAGGCCCATTTGCGTACGAGCCTGTAATACTTAAATAAATTCATATCTCTTAAATCTTGTGCTGTTAGTCTCATTCAACTAAAACTACATCACCAACTTGTATTACTTTATACAAATCGTCTTTTACCTGTATGCTATGACCAGCATGTTTGTCATAGTAAACTACATCACCTTTGCCAACTCCTTTTACTAAATTACCTATTGAAAGTATTTTAGCTTTTATATATCTATTGTCAGTATCAGTTTTTTCTGTTAATATAAGTCCACCTACTTTCTTCGGCTCTACTTTTATATTTTCTACTACGATATAATAATTAACTGCTTGCATTTTCAATTCTTATATTAGAAATTACACAATCTGCTGAAATTATAGTAGAAACTACTGATATAGCGTTTTTTAAAGCTGACTTTGTAACCAAAACCGGGTCAATAATGCCAGCATCTATCATATTTTTCATGCAACCACAAGTTACATCCATTCCCTCGCCATCTTCTAACTCTAAAACTGGTATTTTTTTAAGACCAGCGTTATCTAATATCGTAAAAAATGGAGCTAAAACAGCCTTTGACAATATTTCTTCACCTTCGGTGACAGGCTTATTGTTTCTGACAGCATCGACTAATGCAACGCCACCGCCCGGGACTATTCCTTCTTTCAAGGCGGCCTTAACAGCGTAAATAGCATCTTCTATTCTGTCTTTTTTCTCCTTCAACTCCACTTTTGAGTCAGCGCCAACCCTAACTAGCCCAACTGAACCACTTAACATGGCTAACCTCTGGTCTAGTCTACGTTTTATAAACTGATTTTTTTCTTTTTTTATGCTTTTTTGTACACTTTCAATCCTTTCTTGCAAATCTAAGCCTAAATCAATTGTGGTTAGAACTGTAGTTTTATCATCTGTGACTGATTTTTGTACTTCACCTAAACAATCAGGGTTAATAAGGTCTAAATCATCACCTAAGTTCTCATCCATTATTGTAGCGCCTGTTAAAAACGCTAAATCTTCAAGTGTACTTTGCTTTGTTGGACCAAAACCTGGTGGATCAATGTAATTTACCTTGATATTACCCTTAACTTTGTTCATTAATAACGTAGATGACACCTGAGTGCTAACCTCAGCCACTATAAGTAATGATCTTTTGTTTTTTATAACATGTTCTAATATAGGTTGTATCTTACGTATATTAGGTATTTCCGATGCTACTATTAAAACCAGTGGTTTATCTAGCACTGTTCGTTGTTTATCTTTATCTGTTATAAGGTGTGGTGATTTTAAGCCAGATTCTAACTGTACTCCATCTACGATTTCAACGTACGTCTTTTCTGTATCTGACTCTTCCATCAGTACCACACCTGATTTACCTACTTTTTCGTAGGCTTCAGATATTATACTACCTAATTTTAAATCATTGTTACAAGATATAGCCGCTACGTCTTTTAACATCTCACCTTCTACAGGTATAGCTATATCGTCTAGGTATTTATTTATTTTTTTAGCATAAGAGGCAATACCGGCTTTAGTATCTCTTATAGACTCTTTAGCTTTTGTTGCTTCTTTTAGTAGTGATTCAGCAAGGACGGTAGCTGTAGTAGTACCGTCTCCTGCTTCTTTCACTGTATTTCTAGCAGCTTCTTTAATAAGTGTTGCCCCTATGTTTTCAACCGGATCAAGTAAGACTACGCTTTCCGCAACGGTTACACCGTCTTTTGTTATCACCGGTTTTCCACGGGCATCTTCAAATATTACACACTTACCTGATGCTCCTAATGTAGACTTAACTGCTCTTGCTAGTTTATCTACACCTTGTATTACTTTGTTTTTAGCTTCGTCGCCAAAAGATAATTCTTTGACAAGTTCACTGGGATTGTGATATTCCATTAGATTAAATTATATTATATGTTATTTAAATGTTTTAACTACTTTTGGTCCTTTTAAGAAATCTACTTTTTTAGCATAGTGCTCTACTGATCCATCAATAGCAGCTTCTGCACCTTCTATAGTTTCTCTTCTTGTGACATCATGCCATTTTTCACAGCAATCATCTTTTTCAGGATCACAAGGACAATCGATGTCTTTGTATTCTGTTTGAAAGAATCCATTTGGTAGTTGTACAATCCTCCAGTTCTTTTTATCTGCGAGGTGTTTCCAAAGGTTTATTGTTTCTTCGGTTAATTGTGGTTGTGGTTGACTATTCCACGTATTAGTCTTGTAATAAAAATACGTCATTGTTTTGGTATTTAGGTTATTGGCATTATTGCCGGGTTACGCTTATGCGTTTCTTTCTTTACTTGTATCTCTGTTTTCAGATATAGACTGGTATATTGTTTTACCAGCTACACCGTTAACATGATGTATATCTCTGGTTGAGGTTTGGCCTATGCTTTGGTTTTGAGATCTCATGGCTGTACGCCTAGGTGTCTTAGCCATAGCTAAATCTCTTTCTCTCTTTGCTTTTAAAGCAGTAGGGGATAATCCTTGCGAGTTTCCTCTTCTTTTCTTTGCCATATGAGTATAATCACATATATTTAAAATGTTTTAAAGTGTGACAATAGGGGCTTACTTATATATCTTATAAGGCTACTGTCACGTTTTTAAAAAAATGTCAGATAATTAGGGGTATAGTGTTGCCCCCTCCCTCCCCACCATTACGCCTAAACAGAAAGCCAAATGTTTTGACCCAGCCCCACCCTTATTTTTATTTTATCCTATTATATACCCATTAACTCACCTTGTTTTTATCCTCAACTATCTGTGCATTACCCGTTTTTACACATGCATTCGTTTACATTATACGCTGTCACTCGCCGACACCTCAACAACCATGCCAAACCTTCATAACTATTATGACAATTTGACATGACACATATGACTGATTGTCATGACATTACGACATATACTTAATAATTATATTGTATGACATTGTGACATAGTGTGGAATGACATACTGACATATTCTATTACTAAACAATTCATATACTTTTTACAATGTAAATACGAACTCAAATGGATAATATAATTGAATATGAAACGAATATACTACATAAAGCAATTAACTACATTTCTTCAATCAAATCAAGAAATACTTTTACAACAATTGTTGCCACAAGAATTAATTAATGAAATATATTACTTTCAAAGATTTCAAAATAAATTCACAAACTAAATACGAACCATTGTGGATAATATAAATGTAAATAATAACTAATAAATAATAATAACTATGCAAAATTTAATTTCTAAAAGATTTGTAATCAGAAAATCTTTAATCGGCAAAAATCAAACAATCACTGTTAACTTCAAAAATGGCAAAACTGTCACTTACAATCACGATAAAGTGTATGAAGTTATGAAAGATAAACTTGAAAACATGCCTTGCTTTATCAAATACAAATCTTACACTTCATCAACAAGTGTTCCAGTAAGTGTACGTGAAGTAGTTGAACAATAGTAAACTACTCTTTACAAATAAAATCTCACACAGGTGACTGTCCGAACCTTCAGGCAACGGGAAAACTGGGCAGGGTAAATACACGTGAGTAAGACATAATGGTTAATGTGAGTTCGATTCTCACCATGTCTACTAATCTTTAAAACTAAATAACTATGGCAAAATTCCATCACAATAAAGTGATTGACGTAATCACTAAAGTACTATCTTACGCAACACTAACATTTATAATATTTTCATGTGCTGCACTACTAATACATGTGTTTACAGTTGGCGCACCAACAAGTTTCGGAATATATGGATAGAGGATATTACAGTAAATTACAGCAGAGATTTGTGACGAGTGATGTTTACTTTGATGAACTACTCTTCGCGACTCTCACTGATGAAAACTATGAAAAACCATTACAAACTAAATACGACAAAAGTCGGATAATAAAATAAAATACTAACTAATTAAATAATAATACTATGTGCAATTACTCTTACACTCTCCTAAAAATATCTTGGCGACTATTCGACAAGCACTATACTAAACTAACTGATGAACAGAAGTCTAAAGTTAGAGATATATACGATGACTTCTACTAAAATATAATACTATGCAAGATTTAGATAAAATGGCACAAGAAGTATTCGGCGAGTTCGGATTCTCTACGTGTACTTCAGACCAACAAGAAACATTATTAACTAACTATTTAAACTTTAAAAGACTATGCAATTTATAGACGCTAAATTCAAAGAACTAGACGCTAAAGGTCTAATCACTAAAAAACTTCAACAAATTGATGAGTTTGAAGCTAACTTCAATCCTAATACTAACAGTAAAGCTATGAAGAAATGGTGTACTGACTATGAATATCGCAAGCGCGAGTGGGAATGGCGTCAAGCTTTAGGTAATTATGCAAGTAAAAATGCTCACAAAGCTTTGTTATAATACAAACTAAATACGATTACTCTTGGATAATAACAATGTAAAACATAAATAATATACTATGCAATCAATTAAATTCTTACCTAACAATCACATTCGCCTTAACAAAACAACTTACAAAGGTTATTCAATAGGCAATATACCTAACTCATTCGGCTTTATTTTTCAAAACGAAAAACAAGGTAAATCACAATGGTTTAACTACAAAGGTTTAACTTATATAGAAAAAACTATATTACCATGGTAGTAACTAATATGAAAGAATTGTGCGCTTATGCAAAAGCACAACGTAAAATCAGAGCAGATGGGCATAGACGTCTAGTTCTCCATAACGGCACGTGTAGTGGACTCACCGATGCAGAGTACAATCGAGTACGATACAAGCAGAAATCTACATTCAGCAAAGCAAGAAAGTTCACTCACAACCGTATGTGGCGAGAAACATCAAAGAAATTTACAACAGAACAATTAAAGCAAATAAAAACCCTATGAGAGATTTAGAACAAGAAAATATGGACTGGAGACAGAGACGTATAGAGCTAGTAGATATGTTCGCTAAACGTATGTTTATCGAGTATAATATTAAAGAAATGACTACTGAAAGACAGAAGAAAAATGGCACAAGACAATTTGTGTTACCTAATGGCGATCAACTAGCGTCTTATACAACAGGTTATGTTAGAAGATGTAACTCAAGCGATAGAATATATCAACTAAACAAAGTATATAAGCGAGAAGAAAGATGGACAGTTATAGGACAAGACGGTAAACTAAAAACTTCAAAAGCTATATGTTATGCTAGAGAATTAATACATGATCCGCTTGCGAGACTTATGTATATAATAGACTTTTGCAAAAGAAATTATAACATGAGAAACTTAACAATGTACTAATATGAGAAATATAAAACTAACAGATAACGACTGCACTTTTGTACACTATGTGCTACGTATGTACGCTCAACAAACACATGGAATGGATTCAGATGACAAAGAAGAAATATACGAAGTAGCTAATAAATTTAAATAATATGGTAACAGAAAAAGCTACATATTATGTAGAAACATGGATAAATGGTAATAAAAACCACGTAATAAAAACACTTGTTTACTTACTTACTAGTGATTCAATAGCAAATAGAATAGATTATACTAATATATTATCAAAGTTTATTGCTTATGATAGTGACTTAGCTCTAACAGTAATTGATAGAGTGTTAAATAAAATATATGGAGAATGAGTAAAATGAAAGAATTAGATTCGATAGCACAAGGTGTAGCTGATCACTGTAAAGAAATAATGTA